AATTGCGATTAACTTATAATATTTTACATCAGCTTTTATTTTAGAATAAGAAACTTGTAGACCTTTTTCTTCAATATATTCTTTTAATACAATTTCGTATAAATTACATAATTCTACAACCATTGCATTTTTCATGTCAATTGCATAATTAGTTTGAGATTTAACTTTTGTCATTTCTCGATCTTCTCTTGATATAGATACCCATTTTGTTCTAATAGTATATCCCCCAAAAGCTAAAAATAAAATTATTGTACCCATAAATATAATTTTCCATAGTTCTAAATTCTTAAATATTTCTATAAATTTCATTCTCTCTCCTCTACTTTATTTAATTACAGAAAAATCTATTTGATATTCTCTTATATCAAATTCATTTATTTTACTTTTATAATTCATCATCTATAGTCCATTGAAATTCAATTTTTGCAATAGTATTAGCCGCTCCATTTGTCCCTGAAACAGAAAAAGAAGTGTTTGCCATCCGGTTAAACGTTGGAACTTGACCTGCTCCTGCTGCGGTATCTATTTTATCTGCAGTCCCAGCATTATCATATGTTGTAATCGTATAACTATTTGTTCTACTTGCAACCGATAAAGGGATTAATCCTTCTACTGTATGTGCTGTACTAGGAAGTCCATCAAAATAAAGAATATATTCTCCGTCATCTGTAATAGTTCCCGGAGCTGTATCTATATTATATGATTTTTGAAAAAATCCTTGACAAAGGCGTGTCTCATCTTTATTGTTTCTAGCAGTATAAGTTAATGGAAGATAATTATTTTTAATAAGTCTTATTTGACTTACATAAAACTCATCATTAATTGCAGCATCAACATCATCAACCCATACAAATAGCGCAAGATTAGCCATGCTTGCAGTATCAACTTCAATATTACCGATTGTAAATAATTGATAACTATCAGTAATTGCCATATTTGCAGGAGTATTTTCATACGTCCAATTTGCGACTAATGTAGGATTTGTCCCTGCCCCATTCCAGACACTTACTACATCGCTTGTTATTGTATCTGCAGCTCCATCCCAACTAATAACTGCGGCTCTAATATTGTCTATATTTGACCCTGCGTTTACTTTTGCTTGAAATCCGATTGAAACTATTTGATCTGTTAATTTAATTGCCTCTTCATTTTCAATGAATCTACAAAATCCAAATTTTTTATTTGCTGTCCCTACAAGATGCTTAATTGCATATAATGATCCACCCGGAGCATCTGTGTCTCTGGAAACCTTAACAATATCGTTTCCATCACTTAGTAACAAATGTTTATCCATTGTGTAAGAATCATCATCATTTGGATATAATGTCGCTGCTGTTATTGTTGTGCCTCTTTGTGCAATTGCACCATCTGGATTTATTATAAAATTATGATAATATTTTTCTGCCTCATCTGTAGGAATAATAACCCAATAGTCATTGCTATTATCCCACCAAAGACGTAAATATCCATATACTTCACCAATCGCAGGATCAGTTCCATCAAGCCTTTTTAAACTTTTTGCACCTAAGTAAGTTCCTGTAGTTTGCCCAATATTTACGGTAACCGTAGTTGATGTATTTAAAAGCGCTCTATTGACTTCTACAATTGCTCCATCCATTGACGCATATGCATCGGCAACTCTTATTCCTGCTGCACCTGTAATTGGAGTTAATTCAATACTGTTTGCAGTAGCTGAATTATCTTGAAAAGATTGAGCTGAAGTTCCATTGATAAAGGCTGCCATTGATACTTGATCAGGGGTTTTTAAAATGCTTAATGCTTGCGCTGAATAAGTAACTAACCCTTGAAGCTCATTTTTATGATCATTATATTCTGCTGCAGTAAGTTCCCCTGTAGCTCCGGGGGTGCTGTCTGTTTTATCGTTTATGTTTAACATATTTTCTCCTTTAAATTAAAATTGCTTCATATACCCATGCACAATTACCAGGTAATGACTCTCTTAATATTTTATTTAATAATTCTTGAGTTGCCTCTGGAATTATAGGTTCAAAAAAACTAATAGGAAAAGAAATAGGAAATTGATTATTTGCTGGGGCTGCATCTAATTCTATTTTTATATAATATAAAAAATTTCTCCTTCCTGTAGATAATTGAAATTCTATAGGGAACGGATAAGGAAACCCTTCTCCAAAAAGTCTATCAATAGCTCTTTCAATCTCAATCTCTATACCAGTCATGAGATATACATAATTTTCTACTGTTGAATACTCATCAAAAGAAGTATATTCTTTCAATTGAGTTACTGGATATTTTGAAATTTTCCTTTTAACAGCGTTTCTTCTTTCAGCAATAGTTGTTAATCTAGGAATAAGCTCTGGAATTTTCACGCTTGTTTCCCATTCTTCGAGAAGTTGATCTACTGTATCAATATTCACATTTTTTGCTAAGTCTTCAACTAATCCAGTTAATATTTTAATTGGCAAGGCTAAACATAATAATAATTTATATATCCAGCTATTAGAATCAAATCTATTTGCTGTTAACTTTCCTTTCGGCATTGATTGTGCAAGATAGTTTTGAGCTTTTTCATCATTAAATTTTTTAAAAGAATTAAAGCTTTTCATTAAAAAGTTACCGTTCCTTTTATGAATAATTCTCCATGATCTGCTGATAAATCCGCGGATGGAGAAGTCATCGTATAGTCTGTTAAAAAAGCGCCTGCAGAATCTTGAACTTGATCAAGAAATGATTCTATTGTATTTAATTTTGTTTCACTCCCAACATCAGCATTATCCGTAAAAAAAGAATCTAATTGTTCGCTAATTGCATTTTGCATAGTTATTGTATTAGGGGTTATTGCCGTAAAAACAAAATTAACTGCAGTTAAAGTTGGGGCTAAAACAAAAAGATTATCTGGTGTATTTCTCGAAGTCCAATTGCCATCGTCTATTATTTGCTGTTTTGTTTCCGCCAATTTTGCAGCGCTAGGAGTAATTGAAAAATCATTGTCTCTTAATATATATACAACTAATTCGCCTAAATTTGGAAGATATCCTGCTGTGCCTCTTATTCCTCCAGTTATAACATATCCATCTTCTGTTACCGATGGGTTTTCTATATATACCCTTGTATTTCCAACTATTTTTTTACAAGAATATTTTATCATTGAATTTGACTCTGTCCCTGTAACTATAGTATGAGATTCACCAACTCGTTCTCTATAATCTTCTATTTCTTCTTCTTCTAACCCCCCTTCAATTCCATCAATACCAACATAAGCGGTATCATCTATATCCACTACATCTATGCTAAGTGCGCTTCCTGCAGCAAGATTAACATCATTGCCAGTTTCTACGCTTTCAATATCTAGTAGCGCATAATCACTTGTATAACTCCCGTTGTCTGTTGTCACGGGGCTTACAGAAACTTCGTAAGTAAAAGTAATAGAATCAAGAACGGTTATTTCAAAAGTTCCGTTGTATTCAGTTTGTACGGCATCTGAAATAGTAACCTCTAATCCTGTTGAAAGCGAATGAGTTACGCTTGTGACCGCGGTCACTATTCCAGCACTCTCTGATAACGATACAATCCCATTATAAGTAATTACATAAGAATCTTGAGTTACAATATAATTTTTCCCAATAGCAGTTAATGGAGTATCTGTTTCTACTAATGTTCCTAATGTTCCGCCAACAGAACAAAATCCATTAGATTTTTGAGCTTCATATCTTGTTGTCTTATCGTATTCGCCAACTAATTCAAGATATACATCATCTGATGTCTGCCAAAACATTTGATCTACAGCATCGTCTACGCCTTCTTGAACTCCAACTGCAGCAATTGCAGAAGCACCGGAAACAGCACGGCCTAAATTTGCCTCAACTGTAGGATCAACTTCTGGTAATTCCTTGTTAAATTTCCCGATTACAAGATTAAATAAATCTTTAAATGTTTTAAGTGTCAAGCTCATTTGTATTTCTCCATAATTTACTATATCTTTTTACATTATCTTTGCTTATTTTTATCGCCCCTTCAATATTATCCCCATTAACTTCAGCCGTAACCTCTTTTGCAGAATCAATAGCAACAAAATACTTCAATGCATCCTCTGCATACGCAGCCATTTCATTTTTATCAGAAATTGTATTTCTTGCTTGGTATTTCAGATACATCAATGACCCTACTTCATATCCATTTTGCTTGGTTATCAAATCTCCCATCCAACCTTGACGATTTCTTGCACTTGCAACATCATCCGAGCTTGATCTTTTATCTAAAAATAATTGAAAATTAAAAGCAGTTTCCATCCCATCAACTGATTCAAATCTTTTATTGTCTTCGTCAATTACAAGGTCAAACGTAGAATCATTTAACTGTATCACTTTAAAATCTTGCATTAAGCACTCCTTGATTTATTTTGCCCGGCATCTGTTATTCGAACATCCGTATAATAAGTTGATACACTATAAGGTGGAGTCGGAATTGTGCCTGTCATCAATATCGAAACATTGTTTTTATCAGTAGTTCTTAATGGTTTTTCATCTTCAAGCAAAATGTATTGAGTAGTAGCATTTATATATCCTGTTCCTGTTGCATTTATAGTTGTACTCCCATCGCTTCCATTGGTTATAGAAATTTCCATATTATCAAGATAACACTTATTCTCGGATACGTCCATTGCTTTCTCTGATGGAGGGCTAACAATTGTTATAGTCCCTGAATGAACAGGATTTCTAAAACTTATTGTCATTCCTTCAACTGCATGATATTGTTTAATATAAGCACCTATAAGAAGTCCTTCTGTCAAAATAAGAAAATGATTTTTTAATAATCCATCAACTAAAGTATTTAAACTCAAGAATGTCTCCTTTCAAATGGATCGTCAATTGTTGGTAATCCATCTTGATCATAATAAGAAACTCTAAATATTTCTGTCACGTTATCATCTTTATAATAAATTTGTTGGTTACTAACCATTATTCGACCACCTTTCTGTATTTGGTTAATTTCTTCCGTTACTGCTTCAATCGTGTCAACTTTTGTACTTAATCCGCTACCAATACTTGTATTGAGATCGTCTATAATTTTTTTAGACTCATCGATACTAAAATTTTCAACATTAACCGTAGAGATTCCACTTATAGTAAGCTTATACAAAACAGTATATTCCCCTGCAGTTAAAGTAGAAATAGGAATACCAACACCGTAAAATCCAGTTTGACTATCTTGCTTCGTTAATGTTACTTTGCCGTCTGTGTCTATATTTGTATCAAGAGCCAAAGACCCTGTAGATTGATTCAGTCTATAAAACCATGCCTCCGCAAAAGTAGGATCAATAACTGCCCCAGTTGCATCTACACATGCGATTGAAACGTTAATATAATTATATCCTGTTTTTACTTGTGTTATCATATTTCCTCTAATATTTTATCAAAAAAGTTACCCCTAAATGTTGAGGTTCTGTTGTTAATCCTGTTCTTGGTGTCCCATTTGTTCCATCTGTCACTGGATCGCCTGTAGTTGATCTTCTTAACCATCCAGGACCACCAGTAAGCTGAGCAGTTCCTCCTGCAGAGGGAGCACATAAAAAATCTGTATCAGTTCCAAAAGGAGGCATTCTATGCCCTTGAAATTTGTCTTGTACATAACTTCCAAATGTCGCCGCATAAAAATTTCCATTAGCATCTTTTCCTAATGTTCTATCTGTTGTTCCTGCACCCTTCGGAAAAACCCCTCGAAAATCTGGCAAATTTACCGTATCATGATTACTCCAATTATAAGTTCCCCCAAAGCCATCTTGTATGTATTCATATAATTCTCTATATGTATCACCTGCAAAATCTGCTCCACTTGTAGAATCTCCTACAGTTTGCCCATCACAAAGAAGATATCCTGAAATAGTAGTTGCCCTTCCAGATAATTTTATATGTCCTGGTGCATCACTAATAGGCATCCAATATTGATTAGTTAACCAATCAACATAGAAAGTTCCGCTTGTATGGTTGCTTCCGCAAAGATATAAAGTGTTAACTCTTATTGCTATATTCCCTGCTTCATAACTTGTAGATGTAGTCCATGTAGAAATTGAACTCGCTAATACTCCGGCTTTTGCCTGTATCATTGTAATATCTCCCATTTTTCATTAATACGAATTCTTCCTTGATCTGTTGATCTTATTCTATTATCATACCCATCTTTAAGGTCAAAAACATCATTTATAACACCTGTTAACTTGCCATTTGTATCCAGCTTCAAATAACTTTCTTCGTCTGCCCCTGTGACAAAAATATTATCATCCTTGTCAAATTTAATCCTTGCTTTTTTTGAAGGTATTCCAAAAGATACTTCATATTCCTCTAACTCGTCTACATTTTCAGAATCTATAGAATATGCTAATCGGCTATCAGCATTCCCATCTTGACAATGGGAAACTACCAAGCTATCAAGAGGAGCATTAGCCATAACACCATAAGGCATTATAAGAAGAGCTTCTCTTGGGGTTCCAAGATATTCAAACTCAATCACTTTAGCCGTTACTTGTTTTGTTTTTAATCCTATTTTAATCATTTTATGCTCCTTACAGGAATATTTATTTGTTGATCTGGATATATATAATCTGTTTTTTTAATATCCGGATTAGCTTGTAATAATTCTCCTAATGTTATTTCGTTATTCTTTGCTATTTTATTAAAATAATCGCCTTTTTTTACCGTATATGTTTTTGTGCTTGCCATTGCACCATAAGCATCCGGGTAAGTAAGATTCATTACAGTTTTTTCTCCTAATTGTGAATAAGAATAATGGATATTTTTAATAACATATTCACCAACAATACCTTTTTTATTATCTTTTACATCAACCAACAACCCGTCTTCCCAAAGTTCACCATTACCAGAAAAACCCGAAACCTCACAAACATAATTGAATCCTCGTATTTTTCTAATATTAGCTTCCTCTTCTGCCGCTTTTTTACATTCTGAAGCAGTCATTGGAGACTCTGCTGGTTTTTCAAAAAACCTTCCTTCTCTTACATCCTCATCTATATATTCCCCCTTAGCATTTAACTTATCTTTAAGCGCCTTATCATTTGTTGATGCAGAGGTCAAATTACCATTCGATCTAACAACATACTTGTTAAATCTTTCTGAAATATTATTACTATAAGTGCTATCAATAATATTATTATTCTTGCCACCATCAATATTTAATAATAATGTTTTTAATTTTCCGCCCGGTCTTCTTATTACAATATCACCATTTCCATCTGAAGTAGGAAATACTTGTATTTTTCTTGCGTATTTTTGTAAAAAATCTCCACAGTGCTCACCAACTTCTGCGCCTTTGTCATCGGTTGTAAAAGTTGCACCAACTTCGTCAATAACTTTAATATCAACACCTAATCCGTCAATACACAGTGTCCAAAGGTCTTTATATTTTTGTACCTTTTTAACAAATTTCACTTTATCCGGCACGGTAGAATCAATTATATCCATACCCTTACTTCTTGCGCCAAAAGATATATCGTGAAAGCCATCATTTTCAGTTTCCGAAATATCGTCTGTATACCCTGTAAACGCTTTAACCCCGTCAAGCCAAATTTCTATAAGATCACCCTCATTTATGAAATATGAATCATTAACAGCCTCAGTAACTACAATCTTACATTCCTTAAGCATCTCGTCTAATGAAGACGTTAAGTCAACTTGTTTGAAAAGATTATATGTAGTCCCGTTAACTCTTATCTCAATCATCGTAACTCCAAAACATTAACTGTACCCTGCAAAGCATGCGCAGGCTGTGATTTATTTATTCCTCGTATCAAGCTTGCAATTGCATTTAACTGGTCTTCATTTTTAATGTATTCCCCGTATAAATCGTATGTAAGTAATTTTGACGGATAAGGCCTTTCAACTTTTATTTGAATCACATTAAAAGCATTTTGTCTTTTATTTCTTAATACGTTCTCTGTTAATATTTTAACCTTATCGAGACTTTGTTTTATATTCGGAATTATAACTTTTGTTATATCATTTTCAATAAGCTCTCTATAATACAAATCTATCAATTTAATGATACTATCAATTTCAAGCGTTGTATTATATGCTCTTTGCGCAGCATTTTCTAGCATTGAAATCAACCCGCATATACGAACTAGATTTATTGAAGCATATCTATTCTTATTTCTTTGTTTCCTTTCAACTGTTGTTTCTTCCCAAATATTTATAGTAACATTTATTTTATTCGGATTATATTCCCTTGCATCTGGCATAACAAATTCTTTTGGAATAATTCCATCTCTAATATCATTCATCGCGTTTGGTAAATTAGCACCACATACGGCAATTTTTCTAAAATTATAAAAAGAACTACTCGTATTTTGATTTGCTACCAATTTCATCAACCCTAAAGGATCAACAGAACTCAATAATAATGATCCTAAACTTGAAGGATTAGTCAAATATTTTGGTAAATTTCTAATAAATGACTTTGACGCAAAAACTAATCCTGTTATATTATTGATAGTCCCTGCAAGATTAACAAAATCACTTTTTGCAGTTGTTATATTATTCACACTTGTCGGACTCTTATAGGTATCTGAGAAGCTATCTTGCAAATCACTTCTTGCATTATCCCCCGCAGAATTAACATCTTCGCTACTTGCATCGCTTTCAGTCGGAGAAGGTCTTTCAATAGTCTCTGTGAATGTCACAGGGATTGAAATTTCACCGATACTTGTTTGAGCTGAAGTAGCGTTTGCAGACACAGCAACTATATTGTTGAAAACTCCAAAAGTTGGAAGAACCAATCTTCCTGGAGAAGGATTTTCTAACGCCGCCTTAAAAGTTTTATAATTCTCTTGCCAATTTAAACCCGCAAAAAATATATCTAATGTTGCTGAAAAAGGCTCCTTCCCTTGTCGCTCTACATATCTTTTTGACGTATTAGGATAATCATGTATGATGTTTTTTTGTCCGATACTATCAATAGTTTCTTTTCGGACAAAAAATGAGATATATTTATATTTTGCACCTAACAGTTTCCTAATTGCCATATGGATTCCTCATTTGATACCCTAAATTATTTCTCTTTTTAAATGGAGCTACTTTTATTCCTTTTTCTGTGTAAACTGATAAATCAGTCTTGACATTAACATCTTGATTTTTATTCTTTAATATTTTAGCATCAACGTCTTTTTTCTCTCCAACATCAATCCCAAGTTTTGCCTTAAGTTTATCCATTCCCTCTAATCCTATGCCAGTTAATTTTTTCATACCAGGAATCATTCCAATTAATTTTAATAATGATTCCATCGGGGATAATAACCCGTCTATAATAGCAAGCCCTATCTCTTTTAATGCGCCAAGTATATCGCCAGCTTTAAACTTTTCTACAATTTTATCCCAATGCTTAGCAAATGATTTAATCATTTCAATTATTATAGTCAATGTAGCAGTGAAAGGACTCATTATAAGCATCAATCCTTTTAACTTATCCCACCATTTCTGTGTAAACGTAATAATTTTTTTATAATGGATTATAAGCATTATTATCAACCCAACTAAAACACCAATGCCAACAATAATTAATCCTATTGGATTTGCTGTTAATGCGATATTTAAAATCCATTGTATAATCAACCATGCCATATAAGCTTTACGGATAGCCCAAATACTAGCGATTAAAGTTAAAATTAAAGGAATAAAAGGTTTAATAATCTTAAATACTACTGAAAATACTCTATACAAAGTTGTTAACGTTGAAACTAGTCCTTTTATAAACTTGTCAACCTTTGTTTTAATAAGCTCCCTATTTGCTTGCACCCATGCTAAAACTTTTCCTGCTATTACAATTCCTTTTGATACTAGCTCTTTTATATAAGGCAGTAAAGTTTGACCTATACTGGCCGCAGTTATTGCTATATTATCCTTAAATGTTGACCAAACCCCTGAAAGAGTTTTTGAAGATATAACCATACCTTGAAAAAATATCCCGCCCTTACTTGTCATTTTTTCAAATGTTTTTGTTAAAATATCAGTACTTACTTTTCCCGTTGAAATTTCTTTAAACATCCCCTGCATATTATCTTTGCCATATCCCATTGTTTCAGCCATTTCCGTAAAAATTGGTACTCCTGCCTCTGCAATCATATTAAGAGATTCCATATCAACTTTACCTTTAAGCATAGCCTTTGTATATCCACGAGTAATAGAATCGAGTTTTTGAGCATTTCCCCCGGCTGTATCTCCTAACATTCTAAAAGTTTTAGCAGTCTTGTCTATGTCTTGATTCATTACCGGAAGTAGTTGTTTAGCAACTCTTGAAATATTCTCGAATTGAAAAGGAGTAGTAGCCGCCTCTACATTTAATCTATCTACTAATTCTGTCGCTTTTTTTACACCCCCCATCAAAGGAGTAAACGAGGCCGTGACATTTTCCATTTCTGAAGCTTTTTTTATCGTATATGCTATCCCTGTTCCCAATGCCGCAAACCCTATCAATGCGGCTCTTTTCATAGTTCTACTTATAGACTCCCCCATTTGAAGAGCTTTTTGCCTTGCTTTTTCCATGTCTTTCTTAAACATATCTGTAGACTTAGACATTTTTTTCATTGTTGAGGTATATTGATCTATAACTTTATATACATATTCAATAGCTCTATTAGCCATTATCTATTTCCTTATCAATTTTGTTAAGTTCAGTTATTATAATTTCCCTTTCTCTATAAGGTTTATTAAGAAACTCCGTATATCCTATGACTCCGCTGTAGGCAACTCTGACCGCGTCTCTTTGTTTTTTATCTGCCCTTGCTCGGACTTGTTCCCCATTTTTACACTGATAGCTAATAGTCTCTGCAAGGGATTGACGAAAAAAGCAGCATACCAGAAAACTATCTTTAGTTTATCGTCCCTATGGATGCTCTGCCATATAGTCGGAGTCATTACAGTGCCGCCGTCTGCTTTTATAAGTCCAACCTTAATAATTTCGTTAAAAGTTTCAAGTATTTTGCTTATAAGAATAGCCTTATTTGATCTTAAAAGCATCTCTAACCCAAGGGCTTTTTCAGCAATTTCTTTGTCTGTTGGTGAATCTTTTTTGAAAAAATCATCTTTTTCTAACTCTTCATCACTCATTTGTTTTCTATCAACTTGTTTTTCTGCCATATCAAATATAGCAACATCAAAATACTGCTCCAAGTCAAAAGCTGCTGATTCAGCATTATTATTGATATCATAGCAAAGAATTATATTACGCTGTTCTAAAGTACCGTTGACAGCCATTTTATAAGGCTTATCGGTTTTTAAAACTAATATTCCGTCCTTCCTAGATGTTTTCATTTAATCTCCTTAAAAATTATTACTTAATGGATCACCTTCAAATATAATTTCAACAGTTCCGTCCGCTGAAGCTTCAAAATCTGGATCATTAGCCATTGACATATGCTGCGCTACTTTTGGAGCAGTCGCAGGCTGTACGGCTGTAATTACATTAAGCCCTACAAGCTCTTTCCATGTAGCAACCCATGCAATCACTTCATCTGTAATATACATTTTCCAACCCATCATCCCAATTTTTTTTTCAGCGTCTTCAGTGTGAATACTTGTAACAGATCCACCGCCTTGAGAAGCAGCTCTTACATTCGTATCACCCTTACCTAATCTAAATTTAAAGGAGTTTGGTACTATCCCAATTGGAATATTATTTACACTAACTCCAGGTACACTCAATCCTTTTCTCATTTAATCCTCCTTTTAATTGCCTATTCCAAATTTCATTTGGAAGGTCATCGCAAATGATCTATATTGTGTTACAATTGGCAACTCACCGAATACAGTAGCGCTTCCATCGGATAAATCAGTAGTTACACTAAGGTTTTGATAAAAATATTTTTCTGCATCTGTTCCAGCTACTGTTAATGTATATTCGGGATCTGAAAGAAGCTTATATTTCTCACAAAGGTTACCCTTGATCTGATCCGCATTTGTAATTGCCCTTCCTGCTACCAAATCCCCGTCTGTAAGTCTATATTGCCTGTATTCTGTTTTAAGCGCATTAAACATTACCTCTAATGCTAAGTATCCAGTTAAAACATAGTTATAATATTTAAAGGATAGATCATCTTCACCTCTTGCATTAACCTTATATGTTGTTACAATCTCCCCTGCAATCATAGAAGTTTTTGACTCATTAACGCCTATAATAGAATACCCATCATCTTTCACGTCTTCCTGCTCATCACCTGTAAAAAGTAATGCCGGATCGACAATATGAGTTTTTGCAAGCGGAGTATTATATATTGCCAATGAAGCTAACCCTGCATTTCCTATAACGTCTCTTTCGCTGTCAACTGTTACATATTGAGCAATTGGTGCATCGTCTGTCTGCCTTAACGCAATAATTGACATCAATTCAACTGCTCGCCAATCTGATGGCGTAATTGTCACTGAAGTTGTGGTTACTTGCCTATTACCAATAAAAATTAAATTTGGAGAGTTTAAAGGTGTTGCACCGTTAACTTTTGCTGTAATAGCTGCCTGTGTCCCATCAAAACCAATAAAAGCTACTCCATGTAAGAAGTCATTATCTATAGTATTTCTTGCCTGTAAAAAAGCGTCTACAGCAGTTTCATCAACCCATGGCCATGAAATAGCATGGAATCTTTGTGCAACTGCATTATCAAAATAATCTGTTAATGTTGGATCGGTTGCGCCACTTGCAAACTGTATTCTAGGGCTTCCTGTAACCGCCAAACCTGCCGGTATATCAGTGACTTCGATTGTCCACTTGTTCGGAATTGTGCCATCATCATTAGCCGTTAATGTTATAGTAGCTGTTGCTATGCTTGTAGCTGCAGGAAATCTAGGCTGTGCTACTATCATTGCATCAATTGCAGCTTTTATAAGAATTGCTGCCGGTTCTGCCGCTGTTGATGCTGGAATATCTACAGTAACTGTATACCATTCAGCATCTATAAGTTTCAATGTCATAGTTCCTGCTTCTGTTGACGATCCCGTGACTGCAATATCTGCTTCAGCTGGAGTTCCTCCGGGCTGTGTAATTGGTATTACAAATATAGGGAAATAACCTTTACAGATTTCTCTTGCTCTTAATATCCTCCCCGTTAATTCTCCATTTGTTCCAAATAATCCTGTTATTTGTGCAATAGTCATGTCTTGAACATCTTCATATAATGCCTTTGTTGTAGCTGTGCCTGAAGGTCCAATAACACCAGTTATACAAATTCCATAATCATCGGGAGCAGCTATCCCCCTTGCTGCTAATAATTGTCCTAACCCTTTTGGTAAGCTTGTTACTCCCATTAGTTAGCCTCCTTGTTTTCATATTTTTGTTTTTCCATTTTATTCTCTTTTATCTCTACTTTTTTCTCTGGTCTATATTTTTCAAGACAATCACCTTCCTGTATAAGTCTTCTAACTCTAAGAGTAGAATCGTCAACAATTCGGCCAACTTGAAATTTACCAGCTTTTTTAATTACTTTATATTTCACTTATTCCTCCTCATCTAAGTCTATATAGCTATTATCATCTATTTCTAACAATGAAAAATCTATTCTTCTAAACGCTCTAGTTCCTAAGAAGTTAACCAAGAATGATTCCTCATCTGTTATTTCATATACAAACTCGAACTCATATCCATGTGCATAATAAGCAAGATTATATCCCGCTTGACCATGACTCTTAAAACTTGTAACAAAGCTTGATTTGTCAAAAGTTTCAAAAGTTTTACCTGTCATGCAATATAAAATTGCTGTAAAAATATCAGTCCATGCTTCTTTTACCGCTAATGCTCCGCCTATATCATTTTTTGTATTCCAAAAAACCGTTATATTAAATGTATTTATTAATTTTTGTCTATTTCCTGTATTAGAAGTATTAAGTTGAAACGCATCTGAATCAATATTTG